GGTTTCCTTTAAGATCTTCCCATAGTGTTAAAGTAAACCCCAAATCTTCCATGCGTGTAAATAACATGTCTTTATGTGCAATCGGTTCAACCTTTGGTCCGTCGGCATAATACGGCGTATCGGCTAAGTGGACGTATAACTTTTCCCCAAAGTTCCCCGAACTCGTATGTTTCATTAGAAAGTAGTTCCCTAACTCGTCTTTTACGGGCGTATTCATGATAATCTTATCGGAATTCGGTACGATCCCTATGAACCGACCCCCGGGTTTAAGTCTATTTTTAATTGCTAATAAAGATGTCTCGAATAACTTGGGTGATTCGAATATATAGTGTAACGCAAAGTTATAACATACGACATCGTATTTCCTTTGTGGACACGAAAATATATCACCTTCGTAAAAATTGACGCGTATTTTCATGTTCTTGGCGCGCGACTTAGCCTCCTTGAGTGATTCGGGGTTCGGTTCGCACATACTTATGTTTGCCCCGACGTGTCGCCACTTTTGAAGATCGCCACCGAAACCACATCCTACATCCAAAATACTGTCGCCTTCGCGGGTAGCCGATTGGATGAGGAGACGCTTGGCCTCGTTATGGTACTTGCGTATCTCCTCCATTTATTTATTTATATACGTTGTTCTTTTTTAAATGAAGTTAATTCACTAAGGTTATTTTTTTTAGTTTACTTTACTTTACAAATTTCCTAATAAAAGTGGCGAGTTCAGCCAAAATGGCAAGTTGGTGACTCATAACAAGAAGTTTCGCGCGCCTTGTTTTTGGTGAAAAATCACCGTACCCTACTGTACTCATGGTCGTAAGTGAAAAATAGTACGGATCAAGTGGATCGTCTGTAAACCCAAAATCTTCTTTCATACCCGAGTATATGAAACCATAAACCAAAGTTATCGCGAGTGTCATGGAAATGGTACTATATAAATTTTTTTTGTTCATTTTTATTATTACTTTAGAAAAAAATACCAAATTTTTTTTTGAACATTTTTTCAAAAAAAAAATAAAAAAAAACTTCTAACTCCTCCGATATATACAACCTAATTTTATTAAGAGGTTAAAAAAAAAATATCAAATCAAATCTTTTTATTTTTATATATATTGTATAAACGTATCCGTGGTAGAAATGGTTTAAAGTCTATATACACTGTGGTTTTAGAAATTTTTTCAAATACACCCTAAATTTCAGTAAAAATCGAAAAAATCAAAATATTTTCAAGCCTAAAAAACGATGTTGATTTTTTTATTTTATAAAAATTTTGGATTCAATTTTTTAGAGACCACTTTTTCGGGTTTGGTTTAAAATATATATACCTCGTGATAAGTCAAAAATTTCACGGAGTAAAAAATCATCGTAAATTTTCAAAAAAATTTTTTTTTTCACATGTTTGCGAAGGTTGCAAAAAATTTTTTTTTTTAGAAATTTTGGATTCAATTTTTTAGAGACCACTTTTTCGGGTTTGGTTTAAAATATATATACCTCGTGATAAGTCAAAAATTTCACGGAGTAAAAAATCATCGTAAATTTTCAAAAAAAATTTTTTTTTCACAAGTTCGGAACACTTGATTTTCAAAACCTTCGAAAAAAAAATATTTTTCAAAATTTTAGATTAAAAAAATATTTTTGATTTTTTGTATAAGAAAAAAATATTGAAAGTTCATAATAAAAATTAAGAAAAAGACTTAAAGCTTTAAAACCTGTATACCATATAACAATGTCTCTCGAACAAGATTACACAACTGTACCTGGTCAACTTTACGCATGCCTTTCCGTCGTCGGTCCGGAAGCACCACAAAAAAACGATAAGTTTGGTATCAAGATTAGAGGTGCTTTTGCAAGTCGCGATGAAGCGGCTTCGCACGCGAAACGCCTTCAAAAAGAGGATGCAACTTTTGATATTTATGTCGTTGATATGTACAAATGGCTTTTGATTCCACCGGAACCCTCAAAGATTGAGGACGTTCACTATACGAACGAAAAGCTCGAGGAACTTATGTCCGGCTATAAAGAAAATCAGGCACTCGCTGCAAAGATGTTTGCCGAGCGAAAGAGTGATATGATGGCTGTTAAAGCTAGTGGTACCGAAACGTTTATTAAACCAGGTGATGAAAACTCGCAGTATTACACGAAACCAGATGAATCACCTATCAGTCACCCAGCGGAAGTTCTCGAGCGTCTCAAAAAGGAAAAACCGGATACACCCATGGAAGAACTCGTCAAGGAAGCTGATGCAATTGTTGCTAAAGAGATGGAAGAGATTCGTTTGAAACGTGAAGCGGATGCAAAAGTCGCGCGTGAAAAGGAAGCAGAAGAGAGAGGATTTAATTCCGTCGAGGCTATGGAAAAGTTTGATGCTGAAAAAGCTAAAGCAGAAGAAGAAGCAAAATCTACGGAAGGTCAGGTTACCGAAGAAACTGGTGGTAATACCGGGGAAGAAGAGGAGGTAACTTCTGAAAATAAGGAAAACGTCGAACCGTAAAATAAAATTTATACGCTAAATGTAAGTATGTTGACTATATCACGTAGACTTTTAATAAACATAGTCACCATTCTTATTTTGATTAATTTATTTTTGAGATGGTATAGAAAAAATCAAAAAAATAAATCAGATAATAACGATTTAGATGAGGTTTTGGTTACAGCATCCGATGTAATTAACGACAATACCAAAGATCCACTTATAGTCAGTAGAGCTTATTTTACTGAACCACTCGAAGGTCCTATGGGTGATTTTGAAGGTCGTCAAACACCTTCCGATTATTTATGGATAAAAGGTAAATCTATCCAGGCCTAAGAATGACGGGTTGCATGGTCTTACCCATGAAAAAACCTAACAAAAATGCGACAAATATTATTATATACCCCGTTTTATCTAAATTTGCAAATATATCGTCTTTTGATTTTTGTGTTTGTGCTTGTTGTTGTAGCATGAAATCTGTTGGTGGTTGATGATAATAGTGGTGAGGTGGTGGTCCATAGTATTCTTTATCTTCGTTATTTCTCATATCTTCCTCTTCTTCATTTTTATCGTTAAGGTTCATATCAAACTCTCGGGTGTTATATTCTATGGGTGTACCAACTTCGGATTCCATTGTTATATAAATATAATTCTATTTTTTTAAGCTCATTATTACTCACTTTCACTTTCACTTTCTTCTTCCTCTTCTTCAGAATAGTCTTCGTCATTGTCTTCGTCATCTACTACAAAATCCTTGAGATTACCATTTTCGTCGGCGTCTGAGTCATCTTCGTACTCTTCGTCTTCGTCATCGTCATCGTCATCTTCTAAGAAATCCTCATCACCTGTTTCTAAGAGATCTACATCTGAGTCATACTCATCTTCTTTGTAATCATCTTCGACTTCTTCGAAGAGTTCTAATCTTTCTGGAACTTTAGACAATCTACCCGAACGCGTTCTTGTGTTCATTATAACTTATAATTAGACAATTCTTTTAAGTATTTTACTCGCTGTATTTCGTTTCTTACGTGTAGTTCATTGAAATAAGCGAGTAGTTTAATCGTTAAAACGTCTATTTCTTCCTGTACACCTGTATCACCGGCAACGGAACTGAGACTTATTTCATCGAGATTATTTACTGCTCTGTGTAAAAACTTTTTAGACGATTCGACGTTCTCGTTATACTCTATAGCCATGTTAATATTGACTAAAAAATCTTTGTAAGCACTTTGGTTTATACCCGAATACTTTATAGATTCTTTGACGAGACTTTGTATTTTATCCGTATCCATTTTTGGTCTAATTAAAGAAGATGTAACGTATACGACTAGAACTAATAATAGTACAGGTAACATTATTCTATAATTTAGTGAGTATTTTATCTGTGAGAACATGTATGCGCGTTCTACACTTACACTTTTGTTCGAGTTTACCGTTTAAAATTTGAAACGGTACATTTTTCGTGATACAATCTTCGCAAGTATACGAACTCGATATTGAAAAGAGTTTTACCTTCTTTTTTTCTATATTTGTTATGTGTACATCCTTATTTTTGATAACGTGTTTTTTTATGAATGTACTGATAAGTGTTTTAACTTCTTCTGTGTTTTTATTACCTGTATTTTCTGTCTTTTTTGTTTTTCTTTCGACGTATTTATCTATTTTACCGTCTTTGTAGAGTTTATCGAGTATAGACGGTGGTAATTCGTGTCTTCTCCCTGTAAAATCTTTACAGAACCCGTAAAATCTTCCTTTCATGGTTTCACAGTTACAAAAACACTTTTGTGATATGCTTCCGTTAGATATACTGAACCATACATGGTTTGAGTTATGTAACCTTCTGAGATTTTCACAGTAGTGTGACGTCGTAGACACGAGAAACTGGTTTTTGTGTTCGTATATTTTAGTAATCTTAGCCATACTTTGACCTTCGAGGTGTTTTCTTATGAACTGTTCTATGTTTAATAGAGCTTCCTGATCTTTGAATTCGTTTTTTAACTGATTAGCTGTAAACTCACCTTCTTTTTTTACAGTTGCACCTTCTATGGTGACTGGGTCTGATCTTTCGGTACGAAGTGTAGCCATGTGCATAATTTTGGTATTCGCGATGTGACCTTCAATCGCTTCTAACATGCTAAAAGGTCCACACCTGTAAATAAAAATGGGTCTGTATTCACCCTGAACTTCTTTACCTGTGTCGTTACACAAAGTACACCCTTGTCCGGAACACGCTTCGTGTTTACCTTTTTTGTGTGACCATGGCATTCGAAACCCACTCCCCTTTGTTTTTCTTTGCGAACTCCCATATACGGAAGCGTCTACTATATCATCCCATTGTTTCGAACCATACGCCAAATTGAGTGTATTAATGATATGTTGTCTTAGAGCGATAGCGGAAGATCTATCAACGACGAACCCTGGCCAATTTATGTGTATACCCGTTTTTATGAGGTGTCCTGCGGGTTTGGGTGCCGCTACAGAAATGAGTGCTTCTTTACCACCAAACTTTTTTACCTTATTACATATTACTTTACATACACTTTCGACTTCACTAAACGTCATTTCATCTTCGTCTTTATAATCGAGATCGACGAAAAAGTTATAGTTTTCTGTTTTTTGTTCGACGACGAATATCTTTTCACCTGAATTGTATGCTTCGACATACTTTTCGTAAAAATCGTTCAATCTATCAAATGGCACGGAAAGGACACCACCGTCCATGAGCACATGTGATAAATTGGTTCCGTTAGAGAATCCTTGTTCTCTACACCATTGTTTAAACATACTTACCAATTATTAGATTTATTTTTTTATATTGTATTAGTTATTTAGTCTTCATCGCACTCGCACTCGTCATCGTACTCGTGGTGCCATATAGACCTTCTATACGATACTTCCGGGTACTCTTCTTGTTCGGATAAAGACTTTTTTAATACTAGAAGTTCATATACTTTATCTTCTACGTGATTTTCGACGTATTTTTCTGCCCTTTTGGGTGTATACCCGTGTTTATCTACGAGAAGTTCCTTTATCTGATGAAGAATATAAGCTTTTGCCTTCATTATTCACTTTACTTTACTTTATAGAAAAGGTTTTTCTATTGAGAGAAGTCACACACGCGTAAAATTCGGGGTTATTCAGAACGTTTTTAACTATTCTATCCCATTGTTTTTTCGTATTAAACTCCGTGAGTGTTTCGAAAGTCATAAAATCGTTTTCGTCGTGTGTTCTCTTGATGGGTTGTTTTTGTAGTTTTTTTATATTTGTTTTTTGTTTTTCTTCGTTAAATTTTCGAACGAGTTCGAATTGTTCTTGGTTTGTGTAGTTTACAAAGAAGACGAACACATTATATTCAAGTTCAACACCCGGACTCTCTTTTACCGTAAACTTATACTCTGTGTATTCTCCTTTTTTGAGAGAAACGACCCCCCTGGTTTCTTCTTCGAGTTCTCTCAAAGCGGTCCTTAGGGGGTTTGGTATTTCTCTTCGCCTACACCCTCCGGTGACGAATATCCAATCTTTGAACCGTCGATCCCGGACAGTGAGAAACTTTGGTTTATCACCCGTAAACGTTACAGGAATAGCTATAGCTTTGTATTTTTTCATTGCTCATTAGCAAGTTATAATTGAGCGAGATGATTATTTTAGGGAATCTTCTTCACTAACTTCAATTTCCTCAATTTCTTCTTCTACTTGGGTTTCTTTTACGTCTTCTTTTTTACAAAAAGAGACGGTTTGTGGAGGTTGTGGAGGTTGTGGTCTGGATAAAAAACTTGTGAGTTTTCCATTGAACCCTTTAACTTCTTCGAGGTCCTTTTTAGCTGTTTTGAGTTCTTTATACATGTAAACTGATGCAATTACACATACTATCACAGCGACTATTATACCGGTTTCTCTATCTAACGTAAACATATTATACTAAAAGTATCAATCATGTTTTTAAGTTCATATAATCGCACCCATATGAACACGCTTTTCTTGAGGACACTCGTATCCTTGTTGAGCAAATTGAATCTCCTGGTAATGTCCCTCTTTACACTCCGCATTTTGTGTGGGTTGTTGTTGTTGTTGTTTAGAGTCGACGAGGTGATTCAAAGTACCTGATTTTGGATCGTACGTTATTATAAAAACGAAAGCTGTTAAAAAAATGAGTTGCCAAAACATTTATAATAAGTGGCTAAATTAAATTTAATTGTTTAGTTGGAATACATCAAACCACCCATACCATTTTCGATGCGGAGGATGTTATAGTTGACGGCGTATACAGTTTTATCGAAGTTTTTGTTATCGGAAACGAGTCTCGCCGAATCGAGTCTACTAAAGTTGAGGGACCCAGTTGGTTGGAGCTTAGCCGTATTGAGACAGAATGGAATTTTTAAAAATTCGGTGTCCATAACTGTGTAATCTACATGGTAAAAAGACATGGCATTTGTAAAATGTGGTACTACATTTTTGAAATCAGTGACATCTACACCGTTTATTTGGAGTTTGAGTTTTGTTAAATTTGCTGGTGTTAAATCGCTCATATTAGTCGAAGATTTTGCGACTAAATATTTTATTGGGTGATTAAATGGTAATTCTTGTATTCTGGAATTCGAAGAAATGACTTTTTGAGTTTGTGTAATAAGCATATTTTGTGGTGTAGAGGATAAAGCTGAACGTTCATCTGTATCGAGGTGAATGAATTGGGCATAAACTTCCGCATCAGCGGTGGCGGTACTACCCCACGTAATTCTTAACTCAACGTCATGGTATTGGAGTGCAACCAATGGTAAAGCCGACTGAGCATTTTCACAGAACGAAAATCGGAGTGGGTAAAATCTATTATTCGCATGATCATAAAGGTGTTTTGTAAAAGTTTGGTTACCTACCTTTTTAAAGAGTTCTCTGGAAAATTCGTCGGTATGTTCATCAATAACTTGACCACCGATTAAGAGTTCAACCTTTGAAATGCGATCTGTCCAATCTATACCATCTGGATTTCTGTTAGCGATGTAGACGTACCCAAGCATGTCGCCTTTTCTTTCGAAACGAACGGTGGACATACCACCCGCAGTTGGGTTGCCCTGGATAACTTGTCTTTCGACAGTTTGGGCGAAATTCGTGTGACGTTTGTAGTTAGATCTAAAGAAGGAAACTTCGGGTTGACCGACGAGGTGCGCGTCTTGTGCACCTATAGCAACGAGTTGAGCAATACCTCCAGACATGTTTTTTATATTATAGTAAGGTTTTATTTTTTTAAATTAAGAAAACCCGATTGCATTCATATAAATGTTTCCATAAAGGTTCGATAGGGTCATGAGTGCGTGTTTGTCTTGAGTAACTGAAACATCGGATGTCATGGCATAAAAGTTGACGTTCGTCATGGTGGATGAAATGTTTATGGCACCCCCGTCTGCGAGTATAGGTATAACGATTTGTGCACCTGTTATGAGATTGGAGAATACGAGATTCGAAACATCGGTTGTAGAAACGACGAGTGGTGCCGTTCCGTACGTTTTTTCTTTTGCATCTACCGTTATCGTACCCGAAGCTATTGAAGCTGATATGTCTGTGTTCGTTAATTTTATGTTTTGTGAAGTTGTGTTTCCTGAAACGGTTATGTTGTTTGCTGTGATAACGTTCGATTCTATACCTTCAATTTGAAGTACATTTGAAGTTACATTTGATCCTGATGCCGAACTTACAATATCGTCTAATCCAAACGGTGATGCCGCTATGGTTAATGCACCTAGAGTAATGTTATTCGCGGAAATGTTACCTCCAACCGTGAGTACGTTGGAACCGTACGTATTTATTATTAAGTTTGAACCTATGAATACATTTGCATCTTGTTCGGTTATATTATTGAACGATGAACCACCTTGACCTCCTGAATCGTAAATTTGACCGGTTGTCGTATCGTAGGATAAAACGTTTCGTGATGGACTTTCATAAGATGGATCGAGTTGTATTGTATCTACTACAAAAAAACCGTTTTTGGAGCCTGATGTTAAAGATTGTAATGTAATCTTATCATCGAATGCGATGTTTGAAGCTATTTTTATACCAGCTGTTGCATTTGAAAACTGGACGACGTTGGATGTTACGTTATCAACATTTACTACATCGTGTAAGTTTGGTGTTGCCGTTTGTATACCTGTAAGTTGGGAACCGTTACCGAACAAATAATTTGCTTCTACGTTACCGTAAACATTTAAAGTAAAATCTACGCCCTGTTTTATAATTATATCAGAATCACCTGCGTGATTATCGGTAAAACCTATAGCGAATTCTGTTCTATTTTGGTCGTATCCTACGTATACATTGTCTGACAGACGCGCGAGTAATAAACCGGAATCGACTGCCGAAGATGCATCACCAAGTTGAATAATTGGGTCTTTAACAACGAGATTTTGGGTATCTACGGTTGTTGTTGTTCCTGCTACTCGTAAATTACCCATTATTTCTGTGTCCCCGTCGACGCGTAATTCCCAATCACCGAGTGTGGGTGAACCTGTACCTACATAAATAGTGGAAGCTGTAACGGTATTTTGACCTGCAATTGCACCATAAATACCAGTCGTAGCAACAACATTATCGGCATCAACGTTACTGTTTATGGTTATCGCGGTTATTGTAGAAGCATCTATAGTATTTGCACCCGCAATTACACCATAAATACCATTCGTAGCAACAACATTATCGGCATCAACGTTACTGTTTATGGTTAATGCACTTATTGTAGAAGCATTTATAGTGTTTGCACCCGCAATTGTTCCAAACATGTTCGTAGCAACAACATTATCAGCAGTTACATTACCGTACACTGTTGTTACACTTACATTTTCGCCAAAGACGTTACCGTTCAAAGTAATTGCATTTACATTATCCCCAAAGACATTACTGTTTACGGTAATTGCCGTTAAATCACCGGACGTGAGTGTTAAGGTGTTTTGGACAATAACATTACCAAGAACACGGAATGTAATAAGATTTGCGTCATCAAGAACATGATTATCCGATACCGTGTTTTGTGTGTACCCAAGTACCACTTCGTGATCGTGTAAGTCCTCTCCTTCTGGTTCGCCGTGGTGTATAAATGCAATGTTATGTCCCGGGTGTTCCATGATTATACCAACATCGAGTGTATGTGACGTATTGTTATTCGCAATACCTAAGATACGATCGTTAATAACTACCGTATTTGACTCGAAAACGTACGTGTTACCTGTAAACGATAAGTTACCCGTAAACTCAGCATTTGCTGCGGTTATAATGTATGTACCGTCATTATCTACGTGTGCGGGTGAACGAATAAGTTTACCCGTACCCTTTTCAATCATGGGTATATAACTGATACCGGTACCTGAAGGATCTTTTATACCGGAAACAAAAATATTACTTCCAACGTGAACGTTACCCGCTGTAACATTCGATGCCGAAATCAAGTTAGACCCAGCTATGTTACCATAAATGTTACTGTTCGTGAACAGATTACCGACCGTAATATTCGATGCCGAAATCAAGTTAGACCCAGCTATGTTACCATAAATGTTACTGTTCGTGAACAGATTACCGACCGTGATGTTCGATGCCGAAATCAAGTTAGACCCAGCTATGTTACCATAAATGTTACTGTTCGTGAACAGATTACCGACCGTGATATTCGACGCTGAAATAAGATTTGAACCCGATATATTACCGTACATTGTGTTCGTCGCAACGACGTTATCTCCAAATACGTTACTGTTTACCGTAACCGTGGTTATATTACCGGATGTGAGTGTTAAGTTATTTTGAACGATTACGTTACCGTAGACGTGTAAATCTATGACATTCGCCAAATCGGGTGTGACTTCAGTATCTAATGAATTGTTTAGTGTATACCCAACCATCATTTCTTTTTCGTCTCCCCGGAACGTTATGGTTGGACTAGCGTCGTTGTTTGGTTGTTTCATGATAATACCAATATCCGCAGTCGATATTTGGTTATTGTTTGCGAGACTTATAATGGCGTCTTCGAACGTTGTATTTGTCGTATCTATAGTTGTTGTCGTGCCTTCTACAAGAAGGTTGCCCTTTATATGAGCATCTTTTTGTACCGTAATATAATCTGTTTTCGTATAGTTAGAAACGTTTACGTTACCAGTAACTTCGACAACGTTTGAACCTAGCGTATCCATAACAAGATTGGAACCAACTAAAGCCTTTCTAGAAGTAAACGTGTTTCCCGTAACTTCGACGACATTAGACCCTAGCGTATCTATAGTAACATTCGAACCAACAAGTACCTTTCTAGATGTATACGTATTACCAGTAACTTCGACGACATTATACCCTAGCGTATCTATAGTAACATTCGAACCAATTAGAGCTTTTCTAGACGTATACGTATTCCCCGTAACTTCAACGACATTGGATCCTAATGTATCTATAGTAACATTCGAACCAACAAGTACCTTTCTAGATGTATACGTATTACCAGTAACTTCGATGACATTGGATCCTAGTGTATCTATAGTAACATTCGAACCAATTAAAGCTTTTCTCGAAGTAAATGTGTTCCCCGTAACTTCAACGACATTGGAACCTAACGTATCCATGACAAGATTCGACCCAACTAAAGCCTTTCTAGAAGTAAATGTGTTTCCCGTAACTTCAACGACATTAGAACCTAACGTATCCATAACAAGATTGGAACCGACTAAGGCTTTCCTAGATGTATACGTATTACCGGTCACAACTAATACATTTGAACCTTTATCGTCTACGAACAAATTTGAACCAACATCTAACGTGTGTATGGGTGAAGTGTTTAGTATACCAACGTTACTATTGGTTATAAACGCTGTAACAGGTGTATTGAATTCTACAGTTTTAGTCGCGGCGGCATTACCTTGTGTAATAATATTATCTAAAGTCAGATTTGATAAAAAGTAACTGTCCCCGTGGTAAAATGCAGCACTGACATTACCGGTTGTACTGAATGCGTTTATCGAACCAGATGGTTGTTGCAAAAACGTACTCGAACCTAAACTTAAACCCGTTATAGTTGGATTATTATTAGATAGACCAATATGGTCTAACGTAATCGAATCCGTGTCTATTCTACCCGCAACTTGAATTTGATTAGTTACACTAGAGTCTATTAAAACGGAAGGACCTATGCGTACTTCACCCCCTTCAGTTACGTGAAATTTTGAACCTATATCGAGTGCATGTGTAGGACTTGTATTTTGTATACCGACATTACCAGTTGTTACAAACGCGGTCGTTGGATTTATAAATTCTAAAGTATTCGACGTAACGTTACCTCTTTGAGACACGAACTGTAAATTTGCGTTAAATAAATCAGCACTCGCCGTGTTAGAGTTGACTATTTCTTTCGTGACTGTGTTATAACTCAAAACTGTTATTTCTGGTACAGATGGATCGACTGTTCGCATAGGTGTTATGTAAACACCCCCTGCAGTTGAAGCATCTATGGCTACATTAGAGGCATTGAAAACGATGGTATTTTCAGCCTGGTCGTCCGTAGCGTGTTTACCAAACCGGATTTTGGTAGACCGCTCGATGGTAGGTATGTTTTTAACCATTTAATATAGGTGTGTATTTTAATTTGCGTAAGTGAGGCCGGCCATGCCATTTTCGATACGGAGTATGTTATAGTTAACCGCGTATATGGGGTCGTTAATGGTCATGGTCTCACTTATAATTTTTGCTGAATCTAATCTACTGAAATTAAGTGTTCCCGTTGGTTGAAGTGAACTTGTTGATAAGCAGAAACAGTGTAAAAAGAAATCGGGTGACGTAACAAACGTCGTGTGATAATAATTGGGTATTTCCATGAAATGAGGTTT